ATCTCCAGTTAATAAAGCACCTGCATAAGTAGATAAAGGTCTTTCTACCATTAATACAGTGTTAGATAAACCAGCTTTTAATGGTGTACCTACAGCAGATAGAACAGAGTTATAGATATTAGCCCAAACACCTTGAGTCCAAGCTGAAGGCATATCTGATCTAGCATCAAATAATGATTTTCTTACAACTCCAGTAGTGTTTTTTACATACTCATTTAACTTAGAAATGCTATTAACATTTCCATCTGTTACCTCATAAGCAAGCATTAAAGGTCCAAGCATTTGTGGACGTTCTTTTTGTACAGCTCTTAAAGTATCCATAGTGCTTTGAGCTTCTTGTTGAATACGAGCTAATGCTTTAAGAGTCTCATTCTTTTCATTCTTAATAGCAGCTTCTACTGCCTGTTTAGACGAAAGACCTGTCTTTAATCTATTCCATAGATTTAATTGGTTTAAAGCTCTACCTCTTGTGTAGGAAGTAGTACCTTTTATCTGCATTAAGTATTGAAGTCTATCTAAGATCTGTTCTTGAGCACGTATTTCAGCTGGAGTCTTAGTCATAAGACGAGCACCTTCAGCCATATCTGATACTTGACCTGCAAATGATGTACCTATATATGCTTGAGCTTTCGCTAAGTTCATATTTACATAGTCATCTAGATAAGATTTGATTGCTTTAAAGACACCTGCATAACCTTCATCAGTTAAAACTCTTACACCTGACGATGGGTCTTTACCAGTAAAAGCTTCTCCTGATAGGAGTTTCTTCATTTCGGTAACGTCCATCTTGTATAAGTCAGCCGCTAATCTGTCTCCAGCATCCATAATCTCAGAATGGCTTAGATATCTACCATTACTGGTTTTATATCCATATCTAGCTTCTAAGTTTTTAGATATATCATTTATAAGTTTTGTACCTGCATCATCAGCATCAAGTCCAAACTTAATAGCTCCTTCACTCATGACACTGCCAACTCTTCCATAAACTGTATCTATATTCTTTTCAATCCTATAGACATTTAAAGCTGCAGTATTGATGTCTAAGCCATCTACACTTCTAATACCAGACTCTGTGTAACCATATAAGTCATGTACACCTAGCATAGGTTTATCTAGATCTACAGACTTAGTGATATTTACAGCGCCTAGTTCAGTTAATGAATCATCTCGACTTTTAGCTGATTGAAGAATTACATTTTCTATTTCATTTTCAGAGAGTGGTTTACCTCCTTTTAGCTTTTCTAAACGCTTTATTGCTAATTCATTCTCAGGTATCCAACCAGTAGCATGTTGTACCTTCCTTAATGTCTTAGCTAATTTTGCAGCTCCTAAAAATATATCTGAAAAGAGTCCAAGACCAACACCTTCATTCTTGTTTTTTTGTCGTATGACATCTTCTGAGTCTCCATCTTGAGTAGCCCAGTCTTCAGGTATAAAACCCCATGTATTCGGCCAAGACTCTTTTAACACAGCCATTAAGTTGTCATCAGTACCTTGTACTTCTGCTATATCATCAACGGTCATACCAGACCAAGCTGCTAGTCCACTAGTAGATAACCATCTAAAGAAAGCATCATTACCAAGGGACCAGCCAATTTTTGAATGAGCTGCATTTCCCATGCCTCTAGTCTTTGCAGTTAACCATATAGTTGGTATTACTACTGAACTTATTTCTCTTATTGCTTGAGCACCTTCTGATTGAAACTTAGGTATCTTATTAAGATTACCTTCATCATCAGTTAGTTTAAAAGGTGCAAATGTTTGCGGTCTGCCTCCGGGTGAAACTTTATTGAGAAAGTCAACTCCAAAGTCAACGACACCCGACGGTATGGCTAAAAGTTCCTCAAGTTGTTCTCTTGGTCTTTCCTTTCTATTATTCCATGCCAAAAGGTCATTAACATATGGGTTAAAGATACCTTTACTTTCACCTTCATCTATAGGTGTCTCTATTTTTACGTCTCCCTTGGGAGCTGTTGTTTGTTGTTGAGATGTTTGACCAGCTGGTGTAGCTGAGATTTCTTCCTGAAGTACTTCATTTTCCTGACGTAAAACATCATTCTGTCTTGTCAGTTCTTTTTTTTTTTCTTCAGTTAAAACTGGCGTACCGTTAAACCTCTCATCAAGAGTATTTGGTTCCATAATTATGGTTTAAATTTAGGTCTCATCAATTGTTCTAAAGCTCTAATATCTGTACCACCACTCATTTTATAAACAACTTTGAAATAGTTTACTGTCTCTTCCTCATTTAGTGGCTCGTCTCTATCTAAGTATCCTAATTCCGCTGCTGCTTCTACTGCATAGTCTGGTATTCCAAGTTGTTCACCTATCTCTTTAGATTGATCTGCGTTTCTAAAGATAGAATAATTAACTTCACCTGTAGTACCCCACGCTCTAGATATACCATCAGCATTATTAGCATGTATAGGATTGGTCAATAGTTGTTTATGGTATTTATCTACTTTCTCATTAAATGCTTTAATCGAAGGTACATCTTGCATGTCAGCTTTTGGATCATATGCTCTAGCTTGTCTTTGTATAACAGCTAATGGATCTATACCATATTGATTAGCTACATAAACAGCTCTTTCATGTGGTTGCCATCCTGGTTTACCATAACCTTTAAGAGCTTCTGATATCTCTACAGCTGAAAAAAATGTATCTTGTTCATCAAGGCTTTGGACACCACGTTTGATAAAATCATTAGTTTCTATTCTCTTAGAGGTTATTTGAGTATTAATAGTAGTTAATTGATCAGATGTTGGCAGGTTATTAGGCCAACCCCTTGTAGTGGGTTTAATTTTTGCAAAATATTGATCTACTTGTGCAAAAGCAGTTTCATAAGGATTTGGAATATCAGCTTCCTTATTCTGAATTGCCTGTTGTCTAAACATCGTTTGCAAAGTAGAAGCCATTATACTTGCATTTGGACTTAGTGATCCATCAGGTAGTAGTTTTGACCTTCCTTTTACCAACTGCTCAACTCTACCTAGCCATTCTTTAGTTTCTGTCTGAACCTGAGATTGTAATTGAGCAACCCCTTGAAATTTCTGAACAACTTTCCAATTATATTTGGATAGTTCTGTAGTATTTAATAGACCAAGGTCTGCAAGATCCTGTACCTCTTCTGTCTGCCTATCTATCTCCTTTGCTTCTACAGTTAAATCTTGCTTGATAGCATCTAACTTAGTACTTCTTTTACCATAGATTTTAACAAGCCTATCTTGTTCTATTTCAATTTCTTTGTCTGTAATCTCCTCACCCTTATCTAACTTTTCAGATAGTTTGTCATGAAATGATGTGACATCCTTATTAAATGCAATAGTCTCTTGATCTGTTTTTTTCTGATGAATCGCTTTATCTCTTTCATATATTGCCTCTTCTAAGGCGGCTATCTTTCTTGGAAATCTTTCTCCGTATACATATTCTTCACCTGTAGTTTTATCAATATATTTAGATGTTTTCAAATCTTTAACATCATCACTATTTGCAAAACCTAAGTTGATATCAGCTTTAACAAGCTCAATAGCATTATCATGAGCTGCACTAATAGATCCAAATCTATGTTGTTCTGTTAATGCATACTGCATTACCGAACCAGGATCTTTTGAAAAATTATTTTTTAATCCATTATCAGCTTTTAAATTATCTTCAGCAGTTATTTGGCTTATTCTCGCTGTAGTCCATTTTGTTCTCTCGTCCTGTTCAATTTTTCGCATCTCTTTAAAAAGATACTCTTCAACCATTGGCATATCATCAGTATGAGTAGCAAATGGTCGTATATAACCTCTGATCAGACGACGATTTATTTGTTCCCATTCATTAGGATCTTTAGCATCTTCTAACGCTCTATCTACCCACTGACCATTTGAGTCTTGTATCCTTACAGGCACACTCTTATTCTGCTCACGATAAAGAGGATACATTTTAGCTTCCTGACCATACATGGCTTTTTTAAAGCCAATCTTTTGTAGCCGAGGAATTTTCTTTAATTTATCTTTTAAAAAAGGATCGATTTCACCTTTCTTTTCAGCTTCATCAATGATTTCATTGTTAATCAGTTCTTCTGTAAGCTGCTGATCTTCATCTCTTTTAAACTCAGCTTGTCTTAATTCCTGATCTTCAGCTAAACCAGCATGGTACAGCTCTGCTCCTTTAAGTAACTGGTCGTTTGTACGAGCTTGGATAAGTGGTGCAGCTATCTGTGCAGCTGTTTGAGATAGTTGTGCAAGTTTCTCAAATCTCTGATCGTTTCTTTCTGCATCAGCTAATTCATACTTAAATAAATCAGCATTACGTTTATGGATGGATTCTAAAAACTGATTTTGATTCGCTTCCGCTGAGGCGATTAAACCTTCACCTTCACTTTGTATTGGGTCGAAGTTGACCTCGGCTTGATAAGCCTTAAATGGAGTTTCTGTCATTAACCTATCTACTATATTGTGATTGGAAGAAAGTATTCATAAAACTACCTTTTGCTGCACCCAGACCTAAACCAGCAGCTCCACCAATAGCTTGGACAGGTGCTATAAACATTGCAGCTGTACTTGCAACTCCTATAGCTTGATCTAAGAAACTAGGACCAACTGGTTTAGCAGGTGGGACATCAGGTATAGGTTGAAAACCTTTTTTACCTAGTGCTAAATTTTGTGCTGATAGAAGTTCTCTACGTGCTCCACGTAAGTCTTCGCCTTGTTTAATATCAGCTCTTCTTAAGTTTGCAGATTGTGCAGCCTCATTATATAAAGACGCTAACTCCATTGATCTACCAAAGCTTGAAGATCTATCACCTTCATTAACAGGTGTCTTACCTGTTTTTTGTCTAAATAAAGTTTCTTTATTTTTCATAAATTGAGAGACTTCTAAGCCAAAATTTCTCTGAATAGCTCCGACTTGTCTGGAATATGCTTGAACATTTTCCTTAGTATTAATGTCATACTGGTCATTCTTCATTGTCCAAACATTACTCTTGCTTGTCCAATCAGTTTCTCTTTGAGCTACTTCTCTTTTATATTGATTCTTTTGGGCTTGAAAGCCTGATTTACCTGTACACACGGCAAAACTCGATAAAGGATAAATTGTTAGGTCCATGTCTTACTTGACGTAAGAATTTAAAACCTAGAAATTTGAGAAGTTTAAGGTGAACTTTGTTTCGTTTATCAACGATATTCCACAACAACTTCTCTCTTCTGCTTTCAACAAACCTCTTAGATTCACGAGCAAAAGTATGTGGATATTTTTCAATCTCTGGAGTACATAACATCCAGATCATTCCATCTTTAGGATCAACTCCAGCCATTCCGGCAGTCTTGCCGTTAGGTACTGTGAAGTACACACAGGAGTCGTTTTGAGCAGCCCAGACAAGATGTTCTACAGGGTCTAACCCATGTCCCTCTTCGACCTCTCTACGGTCGTCTGGACGCAAATTAGAGGCTACTCTTTTAGCAGCATTTACTGTTATTGGGTGAATAAATTTAGACATTAAAAGTAATTGAAATTTATAACTAGTCGTCGTGATGGACCTTCCGTATGGCTTTGTCCACTATGTCGTCTAGTTGAGTCAAACATTAATAATCTATTTTCTACACAATAAATTTTCTCTCCATTATCTTCAAAGACAGTTGGACCGTTTGTAGTCGTACAATAGTAGATAGCTGTTTTTGCTTTTTGATTAGGAAGGTCTCCTATATCAGTGTGATATCCAAAGACCTTTGGTTCTTGATCTATCCATGTACAATTCATTTTTATACGCAGCCAACTACTTACGTTCAATAACAAAGAGAAATAAGTATTGATTGTATTAAAATAATCACTGGTTGGTTTATGACTTTGATATGCCATATGTACCAACGTATCAGTTCCATCACCTTTAAATACCTTTCTATCACTCCATAGCCAAGGTACATTAGGGTTATAAATTAATTCTTCTTTTAATAAATTAAAGTTTTCCTTTGATAAAAAATTATCAATTATTTTCATACAGTCCTATAAAACATTGGTGAATAATCACCCTCAAATGACACTGATCTAATAGTTGCCGGTGCAGGGTGAGTGGATTTAATACTAAAGTCAAAATTCATATTCTTTTCATACACAGGTATGGTTCTTATATCTTCACTAAGGAATGGTGCATCTGTAGCTTCATAGGAATCAGTTGGAGTAGATTCATACTCATCTATAAATGCTGTTTTACCTACCCTAGTTAAAGTAGAACTATATAAACCAATACGTCCAAACGATACCTTTATTCTATGTACAACTAGTGATGAATTGACATCACCTATTGTATATTCTCCTTTATTTTGAGATACATAAAATCGTGGAAAGTCTACTTGATAGTCATATAGATAACCAGCAAAGATATTTCCAGACCAATCACCAAGAGCTGTAAGTGTTGTACCGTTAATAGTTGGTTTAGTAAAATTCTTTCCACCTGCAGAGGAAGTTAGAGCTAAAGCACCGTTTGATGTGCTATAGCCAGCCCATGTCACATTAGTCCATGTAGTTATTCCTGTTGATGAGTTAAAACTACCACCACTAAGAGCTACATAGTTATCTAGATGTAGTAGGTAATTAACACCGTCTTGATCAATACTTGGATCAGTACTTGCTTGTACTAGATTTATGTGCTGTAGATAACCTTGATCATCTAAGAAATAATATTGATCTCCTACAATAAAGTGATAGCGCAGTGGATTAATTAGTTTCCATTTGAACCATGAAGATTGCAGTCTTTCATTACCTACATTGAAGTACTTATAGCCAATAACAGTATCCTCTGTTGTTTTACCAAATAAGACAATACCGTTCTCTCTTGAGTTAGTGAGTAAGTCTATATTCTGTGGAATTAACTTTGGTACAACTTGAGCTTGATTAACAATATCAGGTTCACCAACAGAAGCTAAGTTAGCAGCTTCAAAGAATTTACTATAAGCTCCACTACTATCTAAGAAACCAATAGTCTTACCCAGTGATATGGGTGATACTTTTTTGCTATAGTTATAGGTTGCAACACTAGATAATTTTGCTGTATCAGGTGATAATACTGAATCATCAGTAGATAATAAAAACTGTTGATCTGTGCTGAATATTAATAAACCATTATTAATTTGAATACCATCTATAAGTTCCGATGGAAAACTAGAGCTACAAGCAATATCTATTCTGTCTGTTGGGCTAACAGCTAAGGCTGTTTTATTCCAAAAGTTATAGAAATTTCCTGGTTGAGAACATATAGCATTCTCACCACTAAGAATGACTAACCTATTTCTCCAAAATAATATTCTAGAAATAGTTTGATTTCCTTTAGCAAAACTTGGATAAGGATTAGTATTGTCATCACCAACCTCTCGTAAAGACCATGAAGCTCTATCAACAGTAAAGGTAGTAGTACCTGTGCGCTGTATAGTTAAAGGCATTAAGGAGGGAGAAAATCCTTTCTTTATTCCAGGCTCAGGGCATTCTTCCCATGATCCATTACCAGATATACCGTTCTCTGCATTAAATTTTAAAAAGTAATCATCTTTATCTGAATCAGAGTTAAGGAGTTTTACTATATAACCATGTTTACATTGAAGAGGTAAGTCAGTAATATCATTAGCTTCTGTTGTTATTACCTTCATCAAATCTTTTTCAACAGCAGATAAGTTAAAAGCAATACTATTGCTATTGATATAAATACCATTACCTATTACTTCATGTCCTATATTACTAATACCAGTTAACTCAGCAGAAATACCACCTAATATTGTCGTAGCACTTGTAGCTGTATCAGCATCAAAAGGTGTAGGTTTTGGTCGTATCGCTTTAAGGTTGCAATATTGATTTGTTGTTTCACTATCGGAAACTCTAATTACATAATTAACACCTTCTAAAGTAGCTGTTACTGTATCACCTGTATTCCAACCTTCACCTCCATGTAGAAGAGTAATAGTATCGTTATAAGTACAACCAAAATCACTTTTATCAGAAGCACCATCATCAACCGCATAGTCTGTTGATTGTCCCTGCTGTCCTCTTACCGTTAATCTAAATATTAAATTTGTAGCACCATTACTTGCATGGTTAAGATCAAATACTTTCGTTCCTATATGTGGACAGTGACCTGTAGATGGGGTTCCAGCTGCAGCTCTATTTGAACTTTGTATCTCTACCCTTGTAGCTACCTTTATTTGAGTATTAGTTTCATTACTGTTTAAATTTAAAGCATATTGTCTACCATTCTCAGTCTTTAATAACTCAATATATGCTGCATAGGTATCTGGTCTAGCAGCAGTTGTAGCAGTATCTTTAGTAACAATCTTTGTTGTGTTTGTTGCAAAGGTCGTATCGTTAACTGTTAAAAAATTTAGATCACTAGGAGTACTAGTTGCTAGGTAAGCTTTGAGGTTAGTTGCTGTTGCACCATTAGTTGATCCATAAGCTACAGTCATTTCTTGACCGTCACTACAACGCCACACATGTACGTGACCATCAGAATGTACTTGACCTATATAGGAGCCTTCAGTTTCATCTCTGTAGTAATGAAAGAATGAACCTCCACTATGTATGTTGGCTAAAGCACTAACTCTTTTACTTCCAGGTCTCTTATATAGACCATATGTAAGGTCAGGAATACCATTAACAATATTAGTTACTTGACCTAAGTTCTTTTTGAAATCTGGTTGTTCAGATATACCACCATGATAGCTAGGTATTGTTTGTGTTATGCCTGTCATCTGCTAAGTGCTCTCCAAGGTTGGAAGGTTTGATACACCTGTTTATGGTCAAATCCAAGCATGGAGTGATTGCCTTGATTACATTCATATTCAATACATGCAGCTCTAGCAAAAGCTTCCTGTTGACTAAGAAGTTGAACAAGATCGGGGTTTGCTATTAACTGTGTTGCTGCTCTACCTGATGCCTTATAGATAACATATCTTCTAAAGACTGGAGGTAGATCTTCAAACTCATATAAATAAACTACATCACATACAAGATCATCATCAAACTCAAATGTATGATTAACTTTATCCCATAGTTTTCCGTTCTTTCTTATTGTATCTACAGCTTTAGTTTGCCAACCATTAGTAACGTCTAAGCTTAGTACATTATTTTTTACTTCTATATGTTTAGTTGTTGGATCAGGTGTGAATGCTACATGCTCTTCACTGTTAAAACTCCAACCCTCACTTTGAACATCTACATTACATTCAGTTAAAATATTATATATAAACGATATCTCTGGGTTAGTACTAATTAAAGAACCAGTAGTTGTGTCTTTTAGCTGGGTGATTGGAGACTGACCGATAGCTCCCAGTATTGAATTGACTGCGGATAATTCGGTATCGAGTTCATTTGTTTTGGAAGCCATGAAAATTTTTTAGTAAAAAAAAAGGGAGCCATAAAGACTCCCATTGCGTGTATAAAAATATATTTATGCAAAACCAGCGTTTGAAATAGCTGTGTTTTCTGTACCAGATCCATCCCAACCTGTTGCGTTAGAGGAAGCTGTGTTAATACCAGCGATCAACTCAACTGCACATGCAGGGTTTAGGAAGTCAGCACCCATTGCTAATCTACCTAGAATCACATCACCTTGGTATACAACTGATACGTCACCTGAAGTTACCTGAACCTGTGGTCCGATAGCTTCTACAACACCTGCGGCTTCCTTCTGGAAGATTAGTCCACAGCTGTTAGCAAACTTAGCAGCTAAACCATAGTTGTTAGTTGTCTTCTGTCCGCCAGCTGGTGTTCCACCGTTAGCAGCTTGCTCCATGTCTTCCATGGTTGAGCCAACATGATCACCAAAGTTGTCTTTAGAATCGTAACCAGTTCTATTAGGATCAGCAGAAGTACCATACTTACCGAAGAATGGAATGTTCATTGACTTGTAGATACGGATACCTGCAATTTCAATGATGCCATTACCAGACTGCAAGGCTGAACCTTGTACGTCACGGTTGATTAAACCATTAGAAGATACGTTCTGTATAAGTGCATAGTACTGTCTTGGGTTTAGAACAGCTACACGTCCATCTCCAGAAACACCCTTCTCATCTAAAATTGCTGCTGCATCATAGAATGCATTCACCAACTTAGTAGAGTCGTAAGCGTCTTTCTTGTCTGTACTTGTATCTGCACCAACCTTAAGCATACTTCCACCTGGCTCTTCAAAGTTACTCATGGTAACTGGGCTTTGCTGCCTAGCTGCCTTTGTAATTGCTCTGAAGATTCTGCGGTCATAGTTCTCAGCTAGAGCATAACCAATCTTACGAGAGATTTCTCCACGTAAATCGTAGTGAGCAAGAGTCTCGTCTAATTCATAAACGAAAGCACTGGAGATGAGTAGGTCATCAACTGTGATTGTCTTCTCTGCTACTGGAGGAGTCTTCTCGTCGTTACCGAGTATGCTTTGTCCTGGAATATGGAACTCACTTTTTGTACGTCCTGTGTAGATGAACTGCAATGATTTGCCGTTCTTTAAGGTACGTCTAGTTACAAGATCCCTAGCGATTGTATTGTGCTGGAATCCTTTGAACATCTCACCTGAGAATAATTTCAGGTAAAGAGCTCGCCTCTGATCAACGGTTCCAGCATTAGTGAGAGCACCATTATTAGCACCTCCATAAATAGGACCATTAGCAGTGGCTGTTGTGGCTTGTTGTGCCATTTGCCTTAATTATAAAATGTATTGAATGTATAAATCATCATCGCGCGCAAATTAAATTCGAAGTTTTGTGGTCTATCCCACCGTCTAGACGGCTAATAGGTATCCCGCGTACGGGGCTAAAAGCCAAATTAGTCAGAGATCCGACACTGAGGTGTCTCTGACCTGTGGTAGTTAACGTGCATTGTTTCTACCAAAATAAAAAAGGATAGCAGTCCGAAGACTACTACCCATAGTTCATTTACTTTCTTCACAAAGTTGAAAGAGCTTCCTCGATAGAAATATCTTCATCGAACTTTTCTTCTTTCTTCTCTACTTTCTTTTCTGTATTCTGTGGTGAGTAAGCTACAGGGTGTGCTACTCCGAAACCAGTTTTAGATTGTTGAGACATTAGAAAGAAAACTTAGCTCCTAGTTTTGTACCATATGTGTTGTCAGCATCTTCTACTTGTGAGAAAGATACTTCACCATAAAGACCAAGCTTCTCTGTAGCTGATACAGAAGCACCAAGCTTCCCAGAGAAATTAGACTCAGCATCAACGCCATCAGTAGCATTGATTGTTTTACCACCTTGTACATAGTAAGCAAGGTCGCCGATATTATTCTCGTAACCCACGTGTAGATCAGTAGATCTAGACTCATAATCAGAGCCAGTGTAGTTTGCATTAGTTTCTACGTTCACATATGGACCAGCCATTGCAGGTGTAGAAGCGAGGGTAGTCGCTAGGACAAGTGCAAGTTTTTTCATTTAATTAAATAGTTTTAGATTTTGTGTAAGAAATGCCGCGATACTTGTAAGTAACTTTGATAGTCATTGGAAATCTCCAAGTACCTCAGACCCCGTTCCATGTCTAAGGTTTCATGCGTCCCGAAGGATGAACGGAAGTATCGTTAGGCTATTGGTGCGACTTCTTTAGCCGCTAAGTCGAGTGGGAAATTGTGTGCGTTTCTTTCGTGCATCACTTCCATTCCAAGGTCAGCTCTGTTTAATACGTCAGCCCAAGTAGGAATTGTTTTACCACTAGCATCTACTACGGATTGATTGAAATTGAATCCATTGAGGTTAAATGCCATTGTAGAAATTCCCATGGAGGTAAGCCATATGCAAACGACTGGCCAAGTAGCAAGGAAGAAATGAAGACTACGACTATTATTGAAAGAAGCATATTGGAAAATTAATCTTCCGAAGTAGCCATGTGCAGCTACGATGTTATAGGTTTCATCCTCCTGTCCAAACTTATATCCATAGTTCTGCGATACGAGTCCAGTCGTTTCTCTAACAAGTGAGGAAGTAACCAGACTTCCATGCATAGCAGCGAATAAAGCTCCACCGAATACCCCTGCAACGCCGAGCATGTGGAAAGGATGCATGAGGATATTATGTTCTGCCTGAAAGACAAACATAAAATTGAAAGTCCCTGAAATACCAAGAGGCATACCATCACTGAAGCTCCCCTGTCCGAATGGATACACGAGGAAGACAGCAAAGGATGCTGCAACTGGTGCTGAATAAGCTACACATATCCATGGTCTCATTCCTAATCTGTAGCTAAGTTCCCACTGACGTCCCAGGTAAGCTGAGATACCAATAAGAAAGTGGAAGACGACGAGTTGGTAGGGTCCACCGTTGTATAGCCATTCATCGAGATTGGCTGCTTCCCAGATGGGATAGAAGTGTAGTCCGATTGCGTTTGATGACGGGACAATCGCTCCCGATATGATGTTGTTTCCATAGAGTAGAGATCCAGCTACAGGTTCTCTAATTCCATCTATGTCAACTGGTGGTGCAGCTATGAAAGCTATGATAAATGCTGTTGCAGCGGTTAATAGTGCAGGGATCATGAGAACACCAAACCATCCCAAGTAGAGACGGTTGTTTGTGCTCGTAACCCAGTCACAGAAACGCTGCCAGTTGTCAAATGGTTTTGTTAGTGTGGCTGTAGTCATTTATAAAAGGTTAAAAAATACCTGGAATGATTTGTCCAGTAGTTACATATGCGCCGAGGGCTGCCATGACACCTAGCATTGCTAGACGACCATTGAGTTCTTCAGCATCGTGCATGAGGAAGTTTGCTTCTTCTTTGTTCATAATTTCAATAGGTGGTTCTTTGGCGAAAATGTTTTGTTTACCGTATTCGGTTATAACTGTCATTGAATTAAAAGATAGGTGAATGGCGATGATGAACTGTCAGGTCGCCATGACTATCTAGAAATTGATATTTGATCTCTCTAGCTTTTGAAGTATCGCTTCACGATATGCAGGGTCATCGTTATACCTGTCATCTTCCATAGCCTTAATCATTTCTTGCTGACTATTGAAGACGTCAGATGTTGACTTAGGTGCTTTACCTGTAATCATCTGACCATCCTTACCTGCTGAATCTTGATACTTAAGAGCTAATGTTTGTACTGCAAAGTATGCAGCTAAGGGATTACCTAGCTCCATCACATCGTCGTACATACTTACTTCTTGTTCAGATACATTCTGTTGCGCCCAAGACATCATATTGTTGTAGTTCTCTTGACCACCAACTAAACCATGTATCTGTTGTACATCTTGATCTGTGAACTCTTTTGACTCACCCTTCGCTCCTGCTTGACGTTGTTGCATTGCTAACTTTGCAACCTCGATAGGGTTCATCTTGGAAAGACTTTTTAAAGTTTCCTCAGAGATTTTATTGTTACTACCTTCATCCCATAGTTGATCAAGGATATTTGATTCAGATTCTTCTTTAGAATCCTCAGTCTCTTCTACTTTCTCATCTGTGGTTTCGGCTTTCTCTGAATCCGTATCAGATTTTTCGCCTAATTTTCCTTGGAGTTCTAAGTAAGCTTTCTCTAGATCAGCTGCATCTTTATATTTACCAGCTAATAAAGTATCTTCTTTAGCCTCCATCTCTTCTCCAACCTTTAGTGAGTCTTGCTCATCTGGAGTTAAGTTTTCTTCAGTGGTTACTGTCTCAGTACCAGCATCATATGTAAGTGTTTGTTCTTCGCTCATTCTTGTTGAGGTGGTTGTTCTTGTTCAGCTAATGCAGGGTTCTTAGATGGGTCCATCATTGGAGTCTTCATCATTGCAGTTTGATTTTCTGCCTGTTGTTGCTGCATAGCCATTTGTTGTGCTTGCTGCTCTTTAGCTTGTATCTCTTCCATCGACGTTACGAGGTTCAATACATCAATACCTGATGCAGCTGCTAATCGTTTGATTACTTCCTCTGGATTAATAAACTTCTGTACTGCCTCTGGTCCCATTGTTTGTGCAACGATCTGTAGGAACTGACCTAAGCTTTCTCTATCCTGTCCTCTACCTAATGCATTAATACCAGCAACGATTGTTGGCTTGACAATATCTTTTGGTAGACGAGGTATCTTTCCAACCTTTTGGAATTGATTAAGTATTCGATTTAGATATGGAAGTAAGAACTCAGTAGTAAGAAGACTGAATAGTCCACCTAACTGTTGTTCCAATTCCATCTGTGTGAGGCGTACCTCTTCAGCTGTAGTGCGTTCACTTTGTCTAACTTGCATAACTAAGAACGCATCATTAAGACGACGTTCTAGTTGTTGCATCATTTCAAATGCAGTACCAAAGTCTGCACTCTTTCCTACCTGTACGACTCCTATGTCATCAGGTCTACCCTGCACGATTGCACCGTTCCCAGCGTTGGCTAGGGTTTGAGGTTTAGTCGTAGAGCTAGGACTTACTGTGAATACAACTTTCGCTGCAGCTGCTGACCCTTCCACTAAGGCTTGGGACAGTGCTTCTAATGATTTTAAGTCGCCAATAAATTGACCGACTCTACCTCTTCCGTAATCCTCACCATCCACTGTATTAAATCTCAGTGCGATCCAAGGTGTTACATCAACAGGTGATTTCCCGTAGGATTTTTCTAGTATCTTTCCATGTACTTCCTGATGCCAGACGTATCTGTTGTTGTCTCGTTTGATGTGGGTGTAGATATCGCACTCTTCAACATTGTCATCAGATCCATCAACCACTGTGTCGTACTGTTGTAGTACATCCTCTGGTAGTTGATCTTCAATTAGTTTCTTTGCAATTGTTTCCTTCGTGACTATTTCAATCACATTGCCGTTCCCATCTCGTTCTACAACGTAACGATTCAGCGGATATAACTTCAGACCTTCCTTACCCATAAAGACAAGAGCGTTACCTGCTACAACTAAATGTAGAAGTGCTTCGTGTACTACAACACGATCATTGGAAGACGATATAGCCTCCAAGATAGTACGCTCAATCTTTGCAAAAGATAAGTCAAGTTCTGATTTAATCTGTGGACCAAATTCCTGACCAAGTTGACTTTCATCTACCTGTAGCTTGAAGAAGCTGGTTTGTACAGGGAGCATTGACTGCATAAGTTTTGCTGCCAATGTCACCGCACATTTTGCTCCAACACTCTGCCAAGGTGTAGGAAGATGTCTCATCCCCTTGGTGTATTGATCCTGAGTAATTAAATATGGAAGAGTTAATTCCGCTGCTTTTTCTGCTTCGTCTAGAAACTGTGTACGTTCGCCTGATAAATAATCATACCTAGTTTTTGCAGTCATTGTTTTACATACCTAATGTGTTCATCCAAGGAGTGCCTTGACTTAAACGTGATCCAGATCTATTAAAAGAACTCTTGTTCCCTGCGTATGATCTACCACTTCTAGAAC